CTAGCAGAAGAAGCTGGTATCTTTAAGAAAGTATCTACTAGATACGAAACACCAGATGGTACGAAAGTCTTTGGTAAGTCTATCAATACAGAACCTAAAAAATATTTTACAAAGGAAGTATTAAAACAGATAGATGACCATGCTAAACAAAAATTTTCTTACGGAACATAGAGAACATTTATTATTTTTTACACATTTAACAGAAAGACTTTACGACTTTCCACTTAATGATGATTTAATAGATGCTTTACATATAGCAAGAAAAAATCTAAAATCAAAAGAAAACAAAACTTTTGATGATCCTAATTTTCAGTATGGTAATAAAACATTAGGTGGTTTCCAACCTTGTTTTCCAGTTGCCAATTTTACAGATATTACTAAAGAACACGCACCATATTTACAAGACAAACATTTTGAAGCTATAAAATCTTTTAAAAATAATATAATTATAGACACGGTAGATGATTATATTAACAGATATTATCCAAATACTCGTAATGAATTAACGTATGCTAATTGGGCTGTTATGTATGACAAAAATTCTTTTCAAAGAGTACATACACACTGTAGCAGTTTATTTACTTCTATTTTTTATGTTGATATGCCTAAAACAAAATATCCATATGAAGGACAGATAGAAATAACAGATGTAAGTAGCAACCACGATGGATTAACAACGAGAGTAGTAGAACCTATAAAAGGTTTAATGGTAACTTTTCCAGGGAAGTATCCTCACTATACTTTACCTATACAAAGTGAGGGCGAAAGAATTGTAATAGTAAATGATGTTAGGTTAAAAAATAATGACACACCAGGAAAATAAAAAATATATTTTTGTACAAAAAGAAGGTGCAGATTGGACAGGTATAAAATTAATAGATGAAAAATATAAAGGTGTTATATTTAAATATGGTAAGGTTGCATTTGCTAAAGATGAAAATCCAGATGGTACTTTACCTATGAAATTTGATTATGATATTTTACAAAACCCTAACCAAATAGATATTGACAAAAACGAATTTATAGATTATATTGGAGACATACTTTTAGAAGTTTTAGAAAAACAAATAAAGGAAGGCAAGGCAATCGTTGACTAGTGAAAGAATAGAAATAACTATATTAAGAAATCTAATTTTTAATGAAGATTATACAAGAAAGGTTTTACCTTTTTTAAAAGAAATATATTTTTCTGATAGAAATGAACAGGTTTTATATAAACAGATAGAGTTATTTGTAAACGAATATAAAAATCTTCCAACAAAAGAAGCTCTATTAATAGAACTCAATCAAAGAAAAGATATAAACGAAGATGAGTTTAAAGCAGTAAAAGAATTGATGACAACACTTTCAACAGAAGATGTTGATGGACAGTGGTTGTTAGATACTACAGAAAAATTTTGTAAAGATAGAGCAGTACATAATGCTGTGTTAGATGGTATCAAAATTTTAGATAAGAAAGATAAAAAGAGAACACCAGAAGCAATACCAAGTATTCTTGCTGATGCATTGGCTGTTTCTTTTGACAATCATATTGGGCACGATTATTTAGAAGATGCAGAAAAACGATATGATTGGTACCATACAAAAGAGAAAAAGTATCAATTTGATTTGTCGTATATGAACAAGATTACTAAAGGTGGTGTACCAAGTAAAACTTTGAATATCGCTCTTGCTGGTACTGGTGTAGGTAAATCTTTGTTTATGTGTCATTGTGCTAGTAGTTTCTTGGCTCAAGGTCAAAATGTTTTGTATATTACTTTAGAAATGGCAGAAGAAAGAATTGCTGAAAGAATAGATGCTAATTTATTAGATGTAACTATTGATGATCTACACACAATGCCTAAACAATTATATGAAGATAAGATTGGTAAAATTAGGAATAAGACTTCAGGTAAATTAATTATAAAAGAATATCCAACAGCATCTGCACACGCAGGTCATTTTAGAGCTTTGTTAAATGAATTGGCTTTAAAAAAATCTTATAGACCTGATGTTATATTCATAGACTATTTAAACATCTGTACAAGTAGTCGTTTCAAAGGTGGTAATATTAATTCATACACATTGATTAAATCTATTGCTGAAGAACTCAGAGGTCTTGCAGTAGAGTTTAACTTGCCTATCTTTAGTGCAACACAAACAACAAGAACTGGTTTTGTAAGTACAGATATTGGTTTAGAAGATACATCAGAATCTTTTGGTTTACCAGCAACTGCTGACTTTATGTTTGCTTTAATATCAAATGAAGAATTAGAATCATTAAATCAAATGAAAGTTAAACAGTTAAAGAATAGATACAATGACCCAGGTATCAATAGATCATTTATTATTGGTGTAGATAGAGCTAAAATGAAACTCTATGATGTAGAAAACTCAGCACAAAATATTGTACAGAGTAGTGATACTAAAAAAAGTGATCCTGATACGTCATATGAAAAGTTTTCGGATTTTAAATTATAATGCCAAAAAAGAAAAAACAAAAAGTAGTATTTCATAAAGGTGATAGAAGACCTAGCAAAGGTGTACAATTAAACTACTCAAAAGAGATGTTAAAAAAGGGTAGAAAGATATTGTGGTGCGTTAGAGAACAACCTAGTAATAAAATTGTGGCAAAATATTTTTTTGAAGAAGACGCTGATAAACTAGTTAAATATCAAAATAAAAATCAAGTCTTTGCTAACAACGGCGGAATACCTTCCTTTTTATACAAAGTCTAATAAAAACATTTATAAATAGTTAAGATATTTGATTTTTTACTTGACTATGGGCAATTATTTTGGTATAATGGAACAATTGGAAGAGGGATGTTTAGTTTTAAAGGATTTATAACAAAAGGTACGAATACACACCTAGAACATTTAGAAGATGACATTATTAATAATGGTACTAGAGGTGGCAGAAACGCTGTTAACTTTTTAAAATCATTAAAGAAAATGTTATCTAGTAATGTAGGCGGCAAGCTTAATGTTACAGTTAAATGGGATGGTGCGCCTGCTATTATCTGTGGTAAAAATCCAGAGAACGGCAAATTCTTTGTAGGTACAAAATCAATATTTAATAAAAATCCAAAAATCAATTATTCAACTGGTGACATTAGAAAAAATCACTCTGGTGATTTGGCTAACAAGCTTTCTATATGTTTAAGAGAATTATCAAAATTAAGAATGAACACCATACTACAAGGTGATTTATTATTTACATCAAAAGATTTAAAAAGAACAAGTATAGATGGTGAGGATATGTTTACTTTCACACCAAATACTATTACATATGCAGTACCAACAAATAGTGGTCTAGGTAAAAAGATTGCTAGAGCAAGATTAGGTATTGTTTTCCACACAATGTATTCTGGTAAAGATATGAAAAGTTTAAATGCTACTTTTGGTAGATTTACAGGTTTACCTAGAACTAGCTCTATCTTTATTACAGATGCAACATACAAAGATTCATCTGGTAGTGTTACTTTCAATAGAGCAGAATCAGCTCAAGTAGATAGTATGATAAGAATGGCAGAAGGTTCACTATCAAAAGCAAAACCAGTGTTAGATAAATTTAATACTAACGATGCTTTATCCGTAGGTTATAGATTAAAAACTTTCTTTAATTATTATATAAAAAATACTCAAGGCGATATGGGTAGAGTAAAAGATATGATTAATCAATTTGAAACCTATTATGAAAATATGTTAAAAGCAGAAATAGATAAAGTTAGTAGAGAACAAACTAAAGATAAGTACAGAACATTTTTAAAAAATGGACAAGACTTTATAAACAAACATAGACAATCTATTTACTTTGCCGTAGCAAGTTATATTACTTTACAAAAAGCTAAAAATTTTTTAATTAGAAAACTAAATCAAATACAAAGTGTTGGACATTTTATAAGAACAGCTGATGGTTACAGAGTAACAGCACCAGAGGGTTATGTGGCTGTAGATAGAGTTGCTGGTGCAGTAAAACTTGTAGATAGATTAGAATTTAGTAGAGCAAACTTTACAATAGCTAAAGATTGGGTAAAAGGATAATGAAAAAATTTAGTAACATATTAATAAATGAAGGCCTTTACGATCCAGGTATATTCAAAGTATTCTTTTTAGCTGGTGGTCCAGGCTCAGGTAAAACTTTTGTTACTGCAGGTGCATTTGCTGGCACTGGATTAAAGTTAGTAAACTCTGATAGATTTTTAGAAAGTGGTTTAAGAAAAGCTAACTTGTCTTTATCAATGCCAGATGAAGAAGAATATTTTAGAAATATTATAAGAACACAAGCTAAAGCAAAAACTGAAAAACAATTAGACTTATACTTAAAAGGTAGATTAGGAATAGTTGTTGATGGTACAGCTAGAAATTTACAACTTATACAAAGTCAATATAATAATTTCAAAGCTTTAGGTTATGATTGTTATATGGTATTTGTTAATACAAGTTTAGATGTAGCATTAGAAAGAAATGCTAAAAGAGAAAGAACTGTACCAGAATATATTACAAAAAAAAGTTGGGAAACTGTACAAGCTAATATAGGAAAATTACAAAACGTCTTTGGTTTAAGTAATTTTTTTATAGTAGATAATAATAGAAGTGAACAAGAATTAATATCACAAACATTAAGTAGAGTTGGTTCTATTGTTAGAAGATTGTTAAACACTCCAATAAGAAGTTACATAGCCAAAAGATGGATGGCTAAAGAAAGAGCAGCTAAAAGAAGATGATAAAAGAAAGTATTATAGACATACCTAGAAGAATATATGCAACAGGTGTATTTGATGATGCAGAAACATCAAATCCAAAATTAAAACCTGTTGTTCTTAAAATGATAAAAGATCAAATCAAAGAATTTGAGAAGTACCATACTGTAAGTAAATATTCATTAATTGGTTCTATACTTACAAAGAGATATAGAAATGATGCAGATTTGGACATTAACGTATTGTTTGATGTACCAGAAAAAGATAGAGAGTCAGCTAGAATAGCATTAGCTAAAAATTTAAGAAGTATAAACGGAAAACTTATACCAGGAACAAAACACCCTATAAACTATTATGTTATAACTGATCCAAATTTAAAAGATAAGAATGATGCTATGGCAGATGCTATTTTTGATGTAGAGGCAAATAAATTTATAAGAAGACCTAAAGAACAATCATTTGATTCAGAAAAATATACGGCAGAGTTTCAAAAGAAAGTATCTGAAATAGATGTTGTAAAAGGTGAACTAAAAAGAGATATAATAGATTATGAAGAATTAAGAGAATTACAACCAGATGATATATTAGATTTACAAAATAATATTAATTCTAAATTAGAGGAAATAGAAGATAGTATTAAAACATTAATTGACATAGGTGACAAAGTTATTAAAGATAGACAAGATGCATTTAATAACGATATGGGTCCAGAAGAAATTAGAATGTTTGGTCAAAAACATAAACTACCTAAAAATGTTATTTACAAAATGTTAGAAAAATACCATTACTTAAAATTTTATAAAAAATGTAAAGATATATTAGACGATGGTAAAGTAACCGATGCTGAAATAGATGATTTAAAAAATGAATCAATAGCTAGTAAGTTTGATACATTAATTAGAAAGACTATTAAAGCGCCTAGAATTAAAAAAGGTTTACAATTATATTTAAAATATCTACAACAAGGTGTAACAGATGCTAAAAACAAAGCAGCTCAACATATGGGATTAGGTTATAGAGAATTTGGTCTCGCTGTTAGAGATGCTGGTTTACCAGAAGAAGTAGAACTACAAGAATTTAGAGAAGGTAAAAGAATGGCATTTACATTTGGTAGATTTAATCCACCAACAATTGGCCATCAAAAATTAATTCAAAAAGTATTGGCTCAAAGAGCAAACGATCATAGAATTTATTTAAGTAGGTCACAGGATAAGAAAAAGAATCCATTAGAACCACGTTATAAGTTAACAGTTATGAAACAAATGTTTCCACAATACAGTAGAAAAATTGAAATCATACCTACTAATATGGTTATGGATTTAGCATCAAAATTATTTAAACAAGGTTATGAAAATATAACAATGGTTGTTGGAAGTGATAGAGTACGAGAATTTTCAACAATACTTAAAAAATATAATGGTATAAAAAGTAGGCATGGTTATTATCTATTTGGTGATATAGATGTTGTATCTGCAGGTGATAGAGACCCTGACGCAGATGGAGCAGTGGGTATGTCAGCAAGTAAAATGAGAGATGCCGCAGCAAAAGGCGATAAAGAATCTTTCAAAAAAGGTTTGCCAGGTAATTATAGAGGCATAGCAGATGTAGAAAGATTAATGTCAAATGTTAGAGTAGGTATGGGATTACCTAGTATGATTAAATCAGAAAAGATTTATGAAGAACAAGGAGAAAAAGTTATGACATTAAAAGAATTTGAACAACAACAAGTAAGAGATTTATATATTAGAGAACAAATTTTTAACGTAAATGAAAAAGCGTTTAATAAAAAAACAGAAGTTACAGGTAAAGTAGTTAGACGAGGAACAAATTACATAGTCATAGAAGACGATCAAAGTAACTTACATAAATCTTGGATATGGGATTGTCTTCCTATATCAGCAGACAAAGAGGCAGCAGTGAGAGAACACGATTTAGACATAGACTATGGATTTAAAGCTGTATCAGAAATATCTGAAATGGATAAATCACCACAAGACAAAACAGTGGGTAAAAAATCAGGTACACAACCTAAAAAATATTACAAGGACCTATCAAAAGGGGAAAAAGAAAAACGTGCAGACTTCTTTAAAAAACAAAAATATAAAAAGAGTGATGACGAAGACGATTACAAATCTGCCCCAGGTGATAAAGGTGCCAAAACTAAACCATCTAAACACACACAAAAATACAAAAAGATGTTTGGTGAATTAAAGAAAGAATTAGTCAATATGACAAACAAAGAAGCTTACGAGATTGGTGCAGATTATGCCAATCACACAAAAGATATTACACCTGGTGAGAAACCAGATGCACCACCAGTAGATGCCAAATTGAGAGGGTATCCTAAAGATCATAAGAAACCCCATCCTGGGCCTGCTGATGAAAAAATAACCAAAGAAGATATAGATAGTTGGTCAACTTCAAGTGAAACAATAGATAAATATAAGGAAAGGTACGGCGATGATTGGAAGTCTAAGGTTGACGAAGACAAGATAAAAATGTTGTCGTTTAAAGATTATGTTAAGTTTTAGAGATTATAAAGAGAAAATTAGTAAGAGTGTTCACTATCATATAGAGAACAAAATACCACTTGCTGAGAACATTTATAGACTACACAGCGAAGAATTTTATAAGTTGTTTAGAGAGGCAAGAGATTTATTTAATGAGGGTGTTTTAGAAGTACATAGCTCTTGGGATAGACAATTACTAGAAAGTGACATTGGTGAGTTTGGTATATACGAAGAAGAAAAAGTACCTTTAGATATACCAATTGAAGAAGAAGAAAAAAACCCACCTTTAAATAAACCAAAAAGAGGTGGACCTAAAAAGTTTTATGTATTTGTCAAAGATGGCGACAAGATTAAGAAAGTCACTTGGGGAGATACAACTGGACTATCAGTTAAACTGAAAAATCCAGAGGCGAGAAAAAGTTTTGCTGCTAGACACAGGTGTGATCAGCAAAAAGACAAAACAAAAGCAGCGTATTG